TAACTACTCCGTTTTCAATATCAAGTGTCGTATTGTTTGCTGACCCACAGTTTACAAAGAAAGCCTCGGATGCTGTGCGTCCTTTGAGACCACCTGTACCCCAGAAGTTAGTAAGTAACGAAGTAAGTCGCACAGTAAGGTCTGTCCACAAACGCTCGTCGTTTGGTTCAAACAATGCTGAGGCAGTTGTTGTCTTTAGAGTATCTTTGAGGAAATTCAAAGAACGACGAACTGATACAAACTTATCACTGGTATTGCGAGCCTGTGTACGGGCTCCATTGATAATGACACCAACGCCTGGAACAAGTGTAAACAAGTTAAGTTGGCTGTCCTTATAGAGTGTTCCTTGTTCAGTTTCGGTAAGTGTTGCAACCAAGCCATATACGTTACGGATGTCTAAACCGTAACCAGCAGGTGCCTTAGAAATACCACGAGAAACTTCTGAGCGAACAAACGCACCAGCAACCGCACCACCTGGGTAAGTGTTGCGTACAGCCGCAGCACCTGTCTTAGTTGGGTCAAACATCTTAAGGGCTGGACCGTACACACCACCATAACTTGATTTTGTGTATGGCTCAACAGCATCTGCCAAAGTTTGCTTAGTAGTTGCTGTAAGTGGGCTGTCAATAATCAAGAACGAGTTACCACGAACACTCATAACTGAAAGTGCATTATTGATAATCGTAGAGGAGGTTTGACCCACAAGGTTAAACAACAGACCAGGAACAATAGTTGCGTATGTGTCTAGGGTAGTTGCCCAATCTGGGGCAGTAATAGCGCTACCCTCAGAACCACCAGACAACGTTACTGGTGTCTTCAAATCACCAACAGAAACACCAGTTACTGTCAGTGTTGCATCTGTAGCAATTGTAGCCACGCTTGCGCTAACAACATAAGATGAGTAGTTTTCTAGAACAGATGTGATGTATCGGTTATCTGCTGGGTTAAAGGACAAACCAGCCCAACGTTCTACTTCTGTTCCTCCCAAGTTTACAGTTACAGTGAACAAAGAACTCTTATTGATTTTTGGAGCAGTAGTAGGTTCAACGAGTGTTTCTGATTGAAATTCAAGGTCAACGGTTAGGCTGTTACCCCATGTACCAACGGACTTAGCACGGAACGCTGTCAATGTTGCAGGACTGCCACCAGTAGGAGTAGCACTAAGTGTACCAACTGCTGCTACTGCTGCATTATCAGTAACACGAGAAACATATGCAGATTGCCCACCATTAGCAAAATAATGGTACACAGCATAACCAAGATCGTATTCTTGGCTTAAATCACCAAACAACGACTTGTACGCCGCCCAAGTAGTGATTAGTGTTGGGGTGGTTGGTCCACGCTCTGCTGTTCCTAGAAAGGCAGCAGCAGTTGGTCCTTGAGCCTGTGCAATGTTTGTCGCAAACGTACCTTCTTGTACGTATACTCCTGGGCGTTCGTATGCCATTATTTACTCCTCTAACTTAGTGGGGGTTTTTGATAAAGAAATCACGAGTTAAAAACATAAGTTTGATGGCTAATTGTACTACTGATTGACGTAACAGGTTTCGTTTCTTCCAAGTGTGCCAACTCTTGTCCTGTTATTTCTGCTGACATTTTTAAGGTTAAAACCTTGCGAAATATGCGTTTTCTATAGCCAGATTCCGTGTCTAAGAGATCCGCATTAGTCCAATCTAGCATATCAAATCGTCGGGTTGTATTATCGGCAGGAATGGTAATTGAGTTAAATCTAAAAGGGACTATTTTGGACAACAACATAGAAGTTAATTGTCTGTCATGTAGCGCAGAACGGCAATAAACAGATACCTGATATAGCAGGTCTACTGGGATAAATGGGTCAGCAATCATCAATTGGGCACTACCAGAATAGGAATGGCTGGCACTGACTGTGGATAACTCACTAGGCCAATATGACACAAATGCTGGTCTATCTTCATAACGGGCGGCATTTGTGGTGTCAAAATAGATGGGGTTATCTGAGTGCTGGCGATCTGTGGCGTGGAGGATGTCTATAAGTTCAATAGTGATAAACGGGTATTCTCGTTCAGTTTCACCTTCGGGATAGCGGAAAAAGACCTTGACTGGGCGTTGGGCATTGCGGTCATCAACCACATACAGAGAACTAAACCTGGCTTTAATTGCCTCATCTTCCGCTAAGATAAAACCAGTCTTCACTTACTGCGCCCTGTTTCAGCAAGTCTTTTAAGTCTTTTGTTTATTTCTGCACCAAGTGTTCGGTTGGCGGTTAAGATTTCATGGCGAATAATGGACTTCGCAGGAGAACCAAACTCTATATCCATTGCTTCTTGCTGTGATTCAGGTAAGGTACCATAGGCAAAAGAGTTATCTTCACTGTCCCAAGTAATCCTAAAGTCTTTTGCAATAGGTGCCCACCGACTATCTTTTTGCGGGAGCACTCCCTGAATACGAGAAACTTCGGACTTCCTAGAATCTTCAAGGATGTCACTTAGATATGTTTCTAGGTTTAAAAACAAATCACCATAGAATGCTAAGGGGGCAGGGCATCCTTGGATTAGTTGCTTGGAACTAGAACTTTGGGCAACGACAGGTGTAGCAACCATGATGTCTCCTTAGTTCTAGGCGTTGTATCGCTTGACGCGCATCAAGCAATATAAGTTTATCAGGTTGCCATTGGTAGTTTTTGAGGCCAAGGGTAATCTTGAGTAGACATTGCTTCAGGACCTGGATCGTTTACCATTTCCTCATCAATGTATATTTCTAAGCCTTCAACGACTACGAGGACATCATCTTTTGCCCGACCACGAACTCGGTACATAGATACCCCATAATAGCGAGCATCATAAAAAAACATATCGTTTAGGTGTCTTTGGTACTCAAAGGGTTGGCTAACCCCCGCTGTGCGAAGATCCTCAATAGAAAATACAGCATTTAAAACTTGGACTGGCTGACGACCTTCAGGGATTGCCCTTTTAGTATCTTCAGTTTCAGTAATCATCAAGGTAGGTAGGACAATCCCATCCTTATACTTCTTACCGCCCGTAGACATATTTCCCTCGTCATACACATCATCTAAGGTGCTACCCCCTTGACCAAAAGGGATAAACTCAAACCACGTAACAAACTCCCCTGAGTTACGTTGGTATTGATGGTACTTATTCCTAATTAAATTAAGTTCACGCCTAGTATCCATAGGTTAGTACCCCATTAACGCAGTAGATAAGTATCCTTGCTGTGGGGTAAGGTCAATAACAACATCTTGACGAAGTGGCTCAGTATTATCTGCGTCAACTGGAATGTTCCCAGTACCGATCTCTGGGAAGACTCGCTCAATTGGGCCGTAGTCACCAAGTTCTCGTTGTTTGTATATAGGTACAAGGTACCCAGTAGTCCTAGAAACCCGACGAAGGTTAAGTATTTCAATACGATCAAGTCCGATATTAAGCGCCCTTGCTTGCTTTTCGTATGCTCGCATCCAATACTCTAGGAGGCTTTGAACCATTCTAAATCGTTGGCTGGCAGGGATGTGTACAGATTCGGAGGTAGTTACATCTATATCTCTACTGTATTCAGTCATTAGTCCCCAAAGGGTTTCAACCACACAAGCCATACCAATGGTGTCAATTACAATTGGGTTCATACTTTCTAGTGGTGTATCCACATTATAAGTATGTTGCTCTATAGCATGGATTGCGTAAAACCTTAGATCAGAGGGCAAAACCCAATCGTAGTAATAACCTTCTACAAGTATCTTTGTACCAGCAGCCTGTGTATTACTTAAACGGATAATACCGTTACGAGCATCCAAAGAATAGTATGCGGATGCACTAGTGTCTGAGGTAACTTCTGTAGGGGTGTTGACCGTATACGTAGCCACCCACAACAGGTCTTGGTCAATATTGGGCATGCCTAATTCGTAGGTACGCCCTACAGCATCAAACGATGTTTGAAAGAACTTAGGGTAATCACGAAGAAATCCCCTAGCAATGTCAGTTACTTGCGTGACAAATTCAGTAGCATAAAGGTTTCGCATTGATCTAGTTTACTTTATTATTGATCACCAGAACCAGAACCAGGAACTGTATCCTGTAGTTCTTGTCCTATAGCGGGCTGCGTTTCCCTAAATCTGCCTAAACTAAATCGGCGTACCCTAATAATGTCTGTAATGCTACCTTCAGGAGTAGGGATTGTTTCTTCGCTCACAACCCAACCAAAAGAAATGGGTTCAAACCTTCATCAACTGGTCCTTCATACTTAGCAACGTTTTGCCAACCAACTGTAGATGAATACACATATAGAGAAGATTGGTTTAGTTCAGGTGTATGGCCTGTCCGTATGTAAAGATCACCAGGGTTCACTGTTGCTGTTGGTGCGGCTGTCCCGCTGCGTAACGCATCTTCAACAAATTTACGTTTATCTACAGCGCTTAATGCACTTAAGGCAACACCTGATTTACGATAAATAGCGTAGAGTGCAGTGTGGTTATCACTGATTGCAGGGAAGACAGTTGCACTAGCCGTACCCTTAACAGTTAGGTAGGTAGCAACACCGCTAGTAACCGATGCAACAATAATATCAAAACGAGGATCAGCATCAGCAGCATCAAAAGTGACCGTGCTTGTTGCTACAGGGTAGTAAACATTGTTTACAATGACTTCCCCTGCTGTTAAAGTAGCGCTACCAGTTCCAGCAGAAAATACTGTAATGTTTGCACCACTAACTACGCCATGATTGCCATTACCTAGGATTTGAAAATCAAGAGAATCTGGTTCTGCTTGATCAATGCTCTGGAAAGTTACACCATAGTCACTTGCATTGGGTACTGTTAATCCAGCCATTTAAACCTCAGAGAGTGTCGTAGATATTTCCTGAATTCTTCAAGTAGTTGAAAAGGTCACGGGGTAGTTTGTAACGAGTACCATCTACAAATGAAAATTGCTTTGTTCCCCAATACTGGGTCCAAGTGCCTTTTACTCTTGCATTGATAGTGTCTGAAAGTAACTTAGCGTCCAAAACTTCTGCTTCAGGTATTTCTGAAACATAAAGGTCTTCTTCAACTTCAATAAATTCTTTAATTGCTTTTTTTGCTGACATGTATTGCTCCTTATTTTATGAAGTTTTCAGGGGGGCTGAGGTTTTCCCAACCCCCCCAAAGCCTATTACAAGTTATTACGAGGAAGCGATTGCTCCACCCTTGGTGTTAATCACAACACGGGATTCTCCAGTAATCATACCGAAGCCCCAGATTGCGTACCAAGCCAAACCATGCTCACGACCGAAGTCAATGACACCACCGTCACGGAGTTCCACTGGCAAAGCAATGGCGTGTCCGAAGGCGTTGTCACCGATCATCAAGGCGCTGTATGATTCTGCGGCTACAGCCTGCGAACCCGATGCCGAAGAATCAATGTCTGCTGGGCCAGAACCCTTTTTGACTTGGGTGGTCTCAATGAACACTACGTCATAGAGGCGACCAATTTCACCAAGCATGAAGTTACCTGGAGCGGCATACTTCGTGACTTCAATGAATTCAGGCCAGTCACGGAGCGCACGGCTCTGCGATGGGTGAACGAAGCACACGTAGGTGTCGCCAAGGCGTGGGATGTTCTGACCAGCCAAGATCTCAACAGCATCCTTGATGGATGCAGGCGAGAGGTAGCCTGGGTTTGCTGCATCACCCAAGGTGCCTGCATCGTATGGTGCAAGCGAACCACGAGTAGAGCCAAGAGTCTTGCGACCAAAGACAACTGCTGGTGGAACTGCTGCGCCACCACCGAACGGAATTGCGTTCTGGTAGAGGGTGTTGCGTGCCTGAATGTCCATGGACTGTGCCATCTGACGACCAAGCAAACGACTGGAAGATGCCATTACGTCATCAAATGCTGCGTTAAGCAACAACTCGGTGACAGCAACTGCCTTACCTTGTTCAGCAACCGTAATCTGAATCTGTGATGCTGATAGGGAGGCTGGCTCCATACGAACACCTTCAGTCAAGACTGCGCCTGTTGCTTCATCTGTTTCAAGGTTGGTGTAACGCATGAAGTTGATTGTCAAACCTGGTTGAACACCAAGTTCTGTCTTCTTGACAGCGAACTGTTCAAAACGAAGAACTGGCATTGCTTGGAACAAAATCTCTTTTGACCAAATCTGTTGAATTGCTGGTGAAAGTGTTGCATCACTTGAATAACCTGTCGTGGTAATTGAACCAAGACCTGCTCCTGTAATTGCGCCACCTACTGGGCCTGGAAGTGCCATAACTGCTCCTTAATAATTAATGGATATAAACCTGACTTAGAAACGACCTTTAGGTCGTGAACTCAATAACCTATCACGCATTTTAACATACTGATCCATTGTCATATTTCGGATGTCATCCGCATTCAACGATTGGTATTCCGTTTGGGTTTCCATGGGTCCAACAGATGGTGACGTTACCGCCGCACCTTTAACACGGCTCGGTTGAGTCGCTTGCTGGATACTCTCTATGATAGCAGCACTTCGTTGACGGAGGATTTCCACAGAAGCCTCAACTTCTTCTGGAGTATTCCCTGCTACTAGGTCAATAAGTTCAGGAATAATCTCTTCCTG